GTCAGCCAGCGTGACCACCTTCTGCGTGCCTTTGTTCCACTGCCCGGAGAAAGTGCAAATACGAAACACAGGCCGCTGTCGCTGCTGAAGCGCCGGCTCAAACGTCAGCGGCTTCGCCTGCGGCCCCGTGTCCTCGACGGTCCGCACGACGCGAGCGACGCGGGCGGCTGACGCGAGATCAAACTGCGTAGGCTCTGCCATGGGTTACACCGGCAGTGGCGTTGTGGGCGGCGTGCCGAAGAGGCTGGAGAAGTTCGCCTCGGGGCAGACGCGGCGATTGAGGATCGCTGGAGCACCGCCCGTCTGAGCACCGGAGCCATCAAGGCCGACCGGATTCGGCGAGGCGATCCATTCGGAATTCTCAAAGTCGAACACCATCGCGCGTCGCTTCTGGCCGCCGCCGATGAAGTTGAATCCGATGTCTGGCAGCTGGAGGTTGTGGCCGCTCTGCCGGTAGTGCAGTTCCGCCGTGGCTTGCCAATACGCGACGATGCCGCCGCCGAACTCCTCCTGCGTCTGGATCACCTTGACCTTCTCGACCTTGATGCTGTGCGTCGGGCAGCCGAGGTACGTCGCGTTGTTGACGGCGTTCTGTGCGGCGTACCAGCTATTCGGGAACGTGGCAAAGTTCGTCGTGACCTTGGCGACGGCAAGAGCCTCCGGGGCGACGAGGCCGGGGAAGTAATCGAAGGCAGAGTTCGTCAGCGGACGCAGTGTGCCGCCGTCGAAGTAGGCCAAGGCCGGCACCTCGCCGGGGGCAGAGTCGAACTCCCAGTACGAATCCCTGCTCGTCGGACTGACGAGCTCGCGGGCCAGGATGACGCCGTATTCGCAGAGCAGGTGAACGTGGTACGGGCTTCCTTCGTAGCCCTCCGTCAGGCTCATCTTCCGGCAGCGGTAGTTCGTGTAGGTCGGATGCGTCGAACCCAGGTCCACGCTAACGGCAGAGAAGATCACGTTCTCGGGCGTCGGGTTTCCCGTCAGCGTGTCGTCGGAGAGGACGCAGACGAACTCACGGACGAGGCGACGGGCCTTGCCGACCTCGTACTCGTTCTTCCGGCCCAGCTCTTGGAATGAGACGACACTCATGGCAGGCTCACCTCAAGTCCGATGCGGGTCAGGTTGCCGACGAGGGCGTTGAGCTGCTGCCGCATGAGCTTGTTCGTCAGGCGGGCCTCGATGAGACGCGGGTCTTGGGCGTTGGCCGCGAGGCCCAGGACGATGGCGGCACCTTCCTGGGTGCGAACGTCGGCGGTGTTGACCACGCCCTCGCCTAGGGTGTTGAGTTGCCGCAGACGCTCTTGCTGGCGGGCGAACTCGGCCTCCTCGGCCTTGCGACGCTCCTCGGCGATCCGCTGCTGCTCCTGGAAGTAGGCTTCCTGGAGTTGCTGTTGGGCTTGCTGCTCGGCCTTGGATTGCTCCTCCTGCTGCCGCAGGGCGTCCTGCTCGAGCTGCTTCCGCTGCTCGGCCTGGTCGGCGGCGGCTTCCTTCCGCCTCTCGTTGGCCGCGTCGATGTTCGCCAGTTCCTGCTCGAATAGACGCTGCTGGGCGGCGACTTGCTGCTCCAGGGCCTCGCGGTTCAAGATGCCGTCTCGGGCCTGCTGCTGGGCCTCAGCGACGCCCTGCTGAAGCTGAGCGAATGCCTGGGCACCGGCGTTGCCGAACTCGGCGGCCTTATCTGCCAGTACCGCCAGCTGGGCGTTGATCTGCTCAAACGCAGGCCCGAACCCGGCCTGGCCGAACCCCTGCTCGGCGGCCTGGAGCTGCTCGTCGAGCTGGGCCTGGAGTTGGTCGAGCTGGGCCAGCCTGGCTGCGGCACCTTCGGCCGCCAATGCGTTATTGGCGTCGCGGGCTGCGGCGGCCTCTTGGGAGACGCGAGCCGCCTCACGCTGGACTGCGAGAATGTCTTCCTCGATCTTCGCCGTCTCGCCCTGGGCTGCCAGCAATCCCTCGACCCGAGCACGGTCGGCGTCAATGATCCGCTGCTGTTCGGTCTGGATCTGACGCAGCTTTTCAATCTGCTGGTCGTAGGCGGCATTTGCGGACTCAACGCCACGCCTTAGCGTTTCGTCGTTGATGATGCCAGCGTCGAACTGCCGACGCAGCTCGTCGATCTTGTTCTGGAAGCCAAGAGCCGCGTCAAAGCCCTCCTGCCCGAAGTCTTGGGCGGATTGGATCGCCTTGTCCACTTCAGCGTTCAGGCCGGCGAGCGTCCGCTGTGCGTCCGACTCAAGCTGTATCTCCAGCTTGGCGTCCTCGCTGATGCCGGCGATCTCTCGCTTGAACGTCTCGGCCACGTTGGCGGCCTGCTGCCGGAACGTCTCCTCGTTGAACAGCCCGGCGTCGAACTGCTCCTTCAGAGTGGCAATCGCCTGTTCGTATTCGACGGCCGCATCGAATCCGGCTTGCCCAAACTCCACCGATTGCAGCTTCGCCTCTTCGATCTTCTTGGTGATGTCGGACAGCGACTTCACAAAGGCGTCGCTCGGCGGCTCTTCGATGGCATCCTTGAGTTCCACGGCCTCACCGCGTGCCACCCGTAGCACTTGCTCTGCCGTCTGCCCTGCCTTGAGTGCCTGAATGGCCGCATCCGTGACGGGCCCCGCCGAGACGAACTGCCACTCGCGCCGGAGCTTCTGCAGCTCCTCGGAGTAGTCGCGGAACTTGTTCTGTTCCTCCAGGAACTGTGCGACCGATCCAGTAGCGGAGGCCAGGGCGTTGGCGATAGCGGCCCCAGCACCGGCGAACGACGAACGCAGCTGCTCCCCGGCACCCTTGGCGGCCACGCTGAGCCTGTCGATAGCGGCCCCGAACTCGTCGATGTCTCGCCGCTGGGCAGTCGACAAAGCCGCACCGACACGCTCGAGGTCCGTAGCGGCCCCGTCGATATTGGCGAAGAACGGCAGCAGATCCGCACCAGCCCGGCCAAACAAGTTGAGGGCCGTGGCCGTCCGCCGGGCGGGGTTTTCGATCTCACGGATGCGGCGTGCGAGAAGTTGGTACTGTTGCTCGGGACGCAGGGCCTGGAGCTCGGCGGCCGTCAGGCCAATCTCGTCGAGAGCCTTCTGGGCGGCCTTGCTCTCGTCATCAACGCCGGTCACGCTCTTCTGCAGCCTGCCAAAGGCCGCACTGACAGCGTCGATGCTGGTGCCGCTTCGACGTGCCGCCTCGTCCAGCGTCTGTACGAACTCAAAGGAAATGCCGAGCTTGTCTGCCGTATTGCCCAGCGACTCGACTCGGTCCTCCAGCTGAACGAGCCCGCGGCCGATGGACACGGCGGCCGTCGCCAGCCCGCCGATGGCACCGATGGTGGCCGTGATCGGGTTGATGAGCCCGGCCAGCGACGTGCCGATACTGGCGATGCCTTGGCGAAGGCCGCCAGCAAACACGCGGGCGAGCCCCTCGCCGGCAGACGCCAGACCAGACAGCCGGCCGGCCACGTTGCCAATCGGGCCAGGGAGTGCGGCGAGGATGCCGGAAAGCTCATTGAACTTGAGTGAGCCACCGTCTCCTGCTGCCTCTACGGCCCGATCATAGCCTTTAGCCGCCGACTCGGCCTTAATAAACGACGCGGTCGCCGACGCCACGGCACGGTCAAACTGCTCTTGGCTCAAGCGGCCGGCTTGCAGGTGAACGGAAAGTTCTTGAACCTGCTGGTCGTACCTCTCAAGTGGCGTAAGGTTTGCCTGAATAATGCGTGCCGCTGCTGCTGCCGCATCGGCACGCTCTCGCTCTGCACGGGCCGCTTCCGCATTCGCACCGCTTGCCTCGGCCTTGGCGCGTGCTGCTGTCTCTTCGCTAATAGCTCCCTGAGAGAGCAGCACATTGATCCGCTCAAGCTCGGCAGCCCGACGCTCATCGGTGGTACGGAACTGCTCCGCGAGCCTTGCAGCTTCCTGAAGCAACGCTTGCCGTTGCGACTCTGCTTCAACAGCGGCCTTAGCGGCATCGCTTCCTTGAGCGACGGCCCTGGCGTACGTTTCCTCGGAAATGGCACCTTCCGTCAAAAGCGTGTCTAGCTGCGCAAGTTGCTGAACACGCTTTTCTTCCTCGGTCGCAAACTGTTGAGTGACACGCAACCCTTGCTCTAAAAGCTGGCCGCGTTGACGCTGAGCCTCGGCGATTGCATCGTTTCGCTCCTTCTCGATCCTCGCCGCTTCTGCATTGGCTCCGCTGACTTCCGCAACTCGGCGAGCATACGTCTCCTCCGAGATCGCGTTGAGATCGCGGAGTTCTTGCAGTCGTTGCAGTTCAGCCGACCTCCGCTCCTCGGCAGTCCTTGCCAACTCAGTGACACGAATGCCTTCCTCAAACGCAGCCGCCGTGTCACGCACACCCTGCTCGAGGGCGGCGAACTGCCGCGCGTATTCGTCGGCGTTCAGCCCGCCTTGCAATGCCGCCGCCAACTTGTCGAAATCAGCAGCCGCCTTCGCCTGGGCCGCCGCAGCCGCCGCAGATCCGCTCGCCAGCTTGTCGAGCGCGCTGGTGGCCTTGCCGGCCTCCTTGCCGAGATTGGCCAGGGCACGCTCTACGGGCGTCAACTGCTTCGGCACACTGCTGCCGTCAGCAGTCACCTTCATCGCCAGCGACAAGACCTTGGCGTTTGCCATTACCCACCTAGATCACGTTTGAGCTGCTCGATCACGTCGATCATCTGCTGCCGATGCTGCGGCGGCTTTTCGACCGGGACGAAATCGCTTGCTTTCGGTGCCTTTCCTTTAGGTGAGTAGGGTGCCAGGATCGCGGACGCCAGGAGTCCCGTCTGCTGCCACTGGTTGGGGATCGCTTCGAAGTACCTCGTGTAGGCCATCCACTCCGCGAGCTCACGCATGGTCATGCGTTGCTCAATGTCGCCGACTGTCATCCCGAGGTGCCCGGCCAGACGAAACAGAAACTGCCTCGTCGGCCGGAGGTTCAGTTTTTTGCCAAGTCCTCCACGTCTTTTTCGGTCACGGCGTTGTGCTTCATGGCGGCGTCGAACAGCTTCGACATGACCTTGACGCTCTTTGCCGAGAGCTTGTCGATCTCCTCGGGCGTGAACAGTTGCCGCCCGCTCTTGTCGCACAGGCACCGCTGCAGGAGCTTGGCCCGCCAGTTTTCCATCTTCTCTTTCTTCTCGGCGAACTCCCGCTGGTACGCCTCCATCTCGCCCACGCTCATCACGCGGACGTACACGGTGCCGTTCCACTCCTTGACGTTTACGGGCACCAGGCCCATGTCGTCGGCGGCGAGAATGTCAGCTGCGGTCAGGTCTGCCATGCTATTCCTTTACAATCTTGTAGGTGCTCGAGTAACGCCAAACGTCCTGCACCTTGGCGGCCAGTGTGAGCGTCTGACAGATGGCCTTGGTGGTGACGTTCACACCACCGCCGCCAAACGCCAGCGTGCCCTTCAGGCCGTACTCCGCGAAGCTCATGCTCGCGGTGGACAGGCTCGACACTTCTATAGTGCCGGCGTCAAACGAATAGGGCGTTGAGCGGCCGATGGGCAGGCTGCCGCCGTGCGTCACCTTGAGCTCGGTGATCTCGCCGATGGCAGTACCGCGCCACGTCGCCGTAACGCCCGCAGCGTAGCTCGCCATGACGGGCCTCCGTCACGACTAGCGGGCGATCCGAACCGTCGCCTGCCCCCGGATGGCGTCCTGCGTCGCAAGCGTCAGCGTCGAAGACTGCACCGTGCCGGCCTTGCTCAGCAGCGAGGAGCCGCCAACCGTCAGCGACAGGGTGCCTGTGGCACGGTCCTCGATGATGACCTTGCCGATGTAGTCGAACGTGACCGTGCGGCCGGTGTCGCCAGACACGGAGCCGGCAAGCGGGAGGTCGAGGGTCTTGGCCGTCTCGCCGGCCGTCTGGCCCAGGTGGGCCGCGTTGATCTTCTCGTCCTCGGCCGTCGGGTCCGCGTAGGAAATGGTGATGTTGGTCACCGTGTATGTCGACCCGGCGAACACCAGGACGGAACCGGCACCATCATGCGGCGTCTCGAAGGGCATGTCGTCAGATCTCCTGCCAGAGGATTGAGAAGGTCATTTGCACGGTGTAGACCGGCGGGAGGTCGCCGCCGGCCAAGGTGACGAATCCGTCGGCCTCGTTGGTGAGACTGACGTTCGCCACTCTCACATTGTTCGTGGTGCCGCCCCACCCATCCAGACAGAGACGCACGGCGTCGGCGAGCTCACGGGTGGCCTCATACGTCTCGGCGAACAGATCGACCGACAGGCTTACCGTGGGCATCCCTACGGGGCCGGAAAGGCTCTGCTGGCGGCCCACGCTGATCCGCCGCCAGGTGATGAACGGCAGGTCGGCCGAAGCCGGGGCGAGGACCGGGTAGACCTTGGTGCCGACGATGGCGGCCACGCCCGAGTCAGAGACGAGGGCCGTGCGGACGGCGGCTTCGGGGGACTTAAGTGCCATGCGTCAGACTCCCGTGATGGATCCGGTGTCCCGCAGCGTCAGGGCGTCCCACGCCCGAGCCAGTGAGATCCGCAGCTCTTGCGTGAGGATGAACGCCATCTTGGACTGCGAGTCCTCAAAGGCCGTCTGCACTGGCGGGCGGCCATCCACGCCACCGACGGGCGAAGGGCGAATCTCAAACGGCTCGCTCGACGCCCGGAAGAAGGCGTTGGGATACCCTGGGTCCGTCTGCACCGACCGCGAGCCGTCGGGATTGCGGGGCGTGTTGAGCGTCCGAAACGGGCCCAGCCTGTTGAACGACGAGGCGATGTATTGATTCTGGCCCGCCTGGACGGTGTGCGGTCGCACCTCGGCCGTGGCTCCGCTCTGAAGCCTGCGGGTGTGGCCCCGGCGGTCGTATGGCCTCGTCGACTTCTTGTTGATCTTGCGGCCCTTGGTGCCGAACTCCAGCCACCACTGATGGAATGCCCGGTCCTTGCCGGCCCGGACGGTCCCGCCCTGGGCACTCGACGACCCGCCGACGCCGGCACGCTCGTAGCCGACGAGCGCCACGGCACCGCCGTCCTTTGGGTACGTCTTCACCTTGGACGACACAGCACGCTTCAGGTTGCCCGTCGGGCCGTCGGGCGTGACCTCACGCAGCCGTATCAAAGCCGGGTTCACAGCCTTCTCTAGGGCCTCTCCCAGCAGTAGGGCGTTGGTCCGCTTGTTGCCTAGTGCCGCCAGGTCCTTCCGCAGCTGCTCGAGCTCCGGGAAGTCGAATGCGATTTTGACGCCGGCGACGGCCATCAGGTCGTCTCCTGGCAGAGGAGCTCGTGCTCGCTGCGGTGGCCGTGCTCGAGGAGCGAGACGATCTCCAGCTTTCGCCCCTGCCACATGATCCGCATGGACTGCGTCAGCCCGTCGACATACCGCAGCCGAACCCGGTGGCTCATCTCCACCTGGCTCTGCCCTGCAGCCAGGGCCTCACGGGACGATACGCCGTCCACGCTGGCCCACCGCTCGGTGTAGTCCGTCCACGTCAGGACCGTCTCCCCAAGTGCGTTGCGGCTTTCGCTCGCCCGCTGGATGGTCACGCGGTCGCGGAGCTTGCCGGGGTCGATCACGTTACCGTGCCCTCGCCGATGACGATGATGTCGTAGGTCACGCCATTGCCACCGGACACGGACAGCGTGTTGCCGGTGACGCCGTCGGCACTCGGGTCGACAATCGCCACCATGCCGCCCGGCTTCAGCGGCCATGCGGTAAACGCCCCGGAGAACGTCACCGTGAGGGTCGGGTGCGTGTTCTTGACCACGACGGCCTTGACCGCCGAGAAGTTCAGCGTGACGGCAGCCCCGTCGCGGGTGTCGGACAGGCTGGTCAGCGCCAGGGACTCAGATCCACTCGCCAGCGTCCGCGAGTCGCTCCAGACCATCTCGGCCTGGTTCGCCGCGGTGCCGTCCGTGAGCGAGACGAAGTACCGGAAGGGCGTGGTCCGCAGTTCGTGGACCAGGTCGCCCGTGCGGGACTCCTGGGCGTGCACGTCGACCAGGACGGTGGCGGCAAGCAGGCTCATCGGTAGCTCCCCCAGCGTTGCGAGTCGAGGAGTGCCTTGACGCCGAACTCGATTTCTTTGCTGATGCTGCCCGTGAGCACGCCGGTGCGGAACTCAAACCAGTGGCCCACGAGCATCAGGATTGCGTGCCGGATCGCCACGGGCACGTCGGAACCGCTGGACCCGTAGCCGCCCCACCAGGTCACGCTGACGGCGTTGTAGTCGTCAAGGTTGCCGGGCCACGTCCCGCTCCGCAGCTGCCGCACCACGCCGGGCGTGGACTGCCGGTCCACCCGGTAGGAAACCGTCGACAGGGTGGCCGTCGACTCGTCGCCCAGCGTGTAGGTCACGGCGACTGCCGTGGAGGTGCCTGCCGTCGCCATAGGCGGGCGGGGCAGCTCGAACTCATACGGGAACGAGTCCAGCCGCATGGTCCACTGGGTGTGCACCAGGGAGCGGTCAAGGTATTCCTCGACCCACTGGCGGGCTGCCGTGATGAGCGAGACGACGTAGGCGTCGTCGTCGCTGGTGTCGATGCGGCAGTGAGCCTTCGCCTCGGCGAGCGTCACCGGCTCAACCGCCGGCGGCGTCGTCCTGGTCAGGCTTCGGTATCGCACGGCGTCCTCGTTTGCGTGGGGTAGCGTCGGCTGTCTCGGCGATGTGCTCGACGGCGGCCGTCTCGATCAGCTGCTCCTGCCGATCCTCGACCGCCAGGCCACGACGAATCCACTCGCGGGCCATGCCGTCAGGGGCGTCCGTCAGGACCTGGCCGCGGCGGTAGGCCCGGAAACTCTGAACCATTCGTATTTTCATGACTGCGGTAGCCTCCATGCAGTTTCGGGCCTTTCGAGCGTGTTGCAGAACTGCGTGGCGTACTGGTAGATGGGCTTGCCCAAGTCCTTGCCCGGCCACGTAATCATGTATTCGCCGTGGCCCAGCACGACCCGCGGCGTGATGAAGACCCGGTTGCCGCCGCCTTCGCGGAAGTTCTTCCAGGCGTAGATGTCGGCGTCGAGTCGGCCGTCGTTCCACGACTTGTCCGGGCCGGGACGCGAGTGGAACCAGGGCTTGGGCGTCCGCCGCAAGGCTGCCGTGGAGATCACCGTGCAGCCGAAGTGAATCGTGTCGACCTCCTGCACGGGCTCGCCGAACCACGACATAGGCAGTTCCGTCTGTCCCTCTGCCGGCGGTTTATCGAGCGTGCCCTTGAGCGTCATCATCGGGCGGCCGTCCTCACGCTTGCACTGCAGCCCCGTGAGGGCGTCGCATTGGAACGTCATCGCCATAGCGAACAGGTGTTCCACGTCCTCCTTCGTGAAGAACGTGTCGTAGTCAACCGTCAGGAGGTACTCGCATTTGTCGACGAACTGCTCGAACACCCGCTCCATGCACTGATCCCAGAACGCCCCAGTGACCTTCGTGGGGCGAATCCCCAGCGGCATGAGGGCCTGGGCCCAGGTGAAGAAGTTGTCGTTGAACCCGAGCCGAGGCATTGAGAAGACCGCCTCGACACGCACGTCCACCTGGGAACCGCCGACCTTGACGAGCATGGGCACCTCAAATGAGAACGGCTGGCAGAGCGTTGTGCCCTGCCAGCCGTCCAAGATGCTCTGAGTGTCAAGCGATCAGCCGGCGGTCGCCGCCCGAGCGCCCTTCGTGGTGGCGTCGTAGGGGCCTTCCTCGGCCTTCGACAGCCGAGCGGCCACGACCACCACCGTGTCGGTGTTGGGGCTGGTCTTGACCTGGAGGAACCGCTTCTTGCCACGCATGTCCACGTCCAGGCGGACTTCGGTCATCGTGTCGGTGACAGTCTGCCCAGCGTAGGCCGCCGGCTTGAGGTCGCCGGTGAAGCCGGTGATGTTCTCGTACGTGCCGCCCGAGGTGTCGCACTGCTGCAGCGTGAGCGTCTGAGCCACGCTCGAGGTCGACGCCGCAGGGCCGTAGATCACGTCGATGCTGGCGTACTCGAAGCCGAGCGTGTCCAGCGTCAGCGTGTTGGTCTGCGACGACGTGAATACCGACGCCTTGCCCGACGCGACCGACTTGGTCATTTCCACGAAGTTCATGTTCTCGTCACTCCTACGGGGTGGTCAGGATCAGGTGTTGGCCGCAGCCGTCTTGAGGGCGATCACGGGGCCCGCCTCGGTCGTCGAACCGAGCGAGTGGAACACCGCATTGGCACGCACGACGCCGGTGACCAGCGTCTGGTCGTACTCGACGAACCGCTCCTGGCTGACGCGGAGAGCGTAGCCCTGGCGGATGCCAAGGGCACCGGCCATCGCCAGGTCGCCGAACAGCGCCACGATCTTGTTCACGTTGGAGCCGAGGGTCGAGTCCATGACGTTGGTTAGGACCACCGGGTAGCCGAGGAACGACAGGCCGAACCCGCCGGCAACGCTCACGCTGCCGCCCTGATTCAGGTCCAGCCGCTGCATCGCAGCGTGGTAGCCGGCCGGCGAGATGTACCACCGGGCACCAGGCAGGGCGTACCGAGGGCACTTCGCCACGACACCGAGGAAGTCCTCCTTGTCGAGCGTCTCGAAGGCACCGTTTCCGGTGGCCGCCGTGTGGACGCTCGCCGTGTAGGCCGAGGTGCCGATCTTGACGGTGATGCCGTGGTGGCCTCCGAACGAACTCGCGCCGGTCCCGTTGAAAACCGCTTCGTCGAGGGCCTTCGCAACAGCCAGAGCGTGCTCGGAGGCGATGAGGTCGGCGATGCCGACCCCGTCCGCCCACAGCTCGTTGCTGACCTTGGTGGCCACGCCGAACTTCTGTGCGACGAGCTGCACCTGGGTGCCGCTCATGTCGCTGTAGCTGAACTCGCTGTTCTCGCCGATCCAGGCTCCGGTGACGCCGGTGAGCCGCTTCGGGATCATCAGCACGTCGGACTGCATCGAGAAGTTCTGGAGGGCCGTCGGAGCCACGCCGTAGCTCTCGACGTTGCGGATCACGGCCGTGGAGATTTCCGGCGGGACGGCGAACGCACCATTGGCGTTGACGCCCTCGCTCATCGTCCGGGCCTCGACGCCGTGGTCATGGCACCACCGCTTTGCATCGGCATCGCCGGCGAACGTGGCCTGCAGCCACTTGCCCGCTCGGTAAGCCTCATCGACCGAGCGGAACGCCTTGAGCGTCCGACCGTCACGGACCGGCTCGATGCGGGCCCGCTCCTCGCGGACCTCGGGGGCCGGGCTGCAACGCTCGGCGACCGTCCGCAGCTGCTTGGCAGACTCGACGACCTTCGACTCGAAGTCGATGTCGGTGGCGAGCTTCTGGGCCCGCTCGGTCAGACCCTTGAGCTCGAGCTCACGGGCCGCGGTGTCGGCCTGGTTGTCGGTGGTATCGAGAGCGGCCAGCGCCTCAAGGCGGGCGGCGACCTCGTTCGACTCGGAGCGGAGAGCGGTCAGACGATCCATTGTGCGTGTCTCCAGCGGCGTGATTGCCGTCTGGAGTCCACGCTAAGAATTGCCGCCGCCACCCTTGCAGTACCGGATCGGCGAATGTGTTGTTTTCACAAACACCACGCCACGGGCACCGCACCTCGGGCACCGGACGTACCGCTGCCGCTCATCGCCACAGGCTCGGCTAGAGCGTGTCCGCAGTTGCTCGCCGCATTGGCAGCGTGGCCGGTCAGACATTGCGAATCCGCAGGAGAGCAGCCCAGGCGGCGGCGACGCCCCGCAGAGCAATACGCGACTGATCCGCCTGGGCCGCCGGCTCCGGTGTAGCTTGAGATGCCAGCCAGGCTTCGTAGGAACGCATGGCGACACTCGCCGACGTGCTCGGGTACGCCGGCACCAGGACGGGGCCAACGTCGTACAGGCCCGACACCTCGCGGATCTGCCGCACGGCTTTGCCGTCCTCGCCGGTGCGGAACGACTCGCCCGACTTGTCGACGGTGAACGCAAACGACGAGCCGCGCACGTCCCGCCGCTGGATGAGCTCGAGCACGTCGGCCCGGCTGACGGGTGGCGTCACGACGTACCGCAGGCCCTTGTCATCACTGGAGAGCTCCAGGGTCCCACTCGACGTGCGGCCCAGGACGATGTTGCTGTCGTGATTGAACAGGGCCACAACGTCCTGGCGGCCCCGCTGGCGGGCCAGGATGCGGTCGAAGGCCCCAGGGAGGATCTCTTCCTTGAAGCCGCCCAGGTCGAGCGACAGGCGGTTGTAGACGGCGGCGTAGCCCACAATGGCGGCACGGCCGTCGGCACGGGCCTCGACGACCAGGTCCTCGGCGTCCTCAAAGGCAAAGTCGCGGCGTTCAATTTCCATCGGGCGTGTCCTCCTCCTCGGCCATGTCTTCGGCATCGTCCTCGGGGCTGTTCTCGCCCTCGACTTCCACGACGGGTGCGGGTGCCGGCTCCGGGGCCTGCTCCGCTTCGCCGGCCTGGTCGAGCGTGGTCATGTTCAGCTGGATGAAGTGCTTGTCGCCTTCGGGGCCGAGCGGGTTGAGGTTCTCCAGCTCGCGGACCTCGTTGATGCTCATCCACCCGTTCTGGATCGCCGAGACGTAGTAGGCGGACCGGCTGGCGTGGTCGCCACGCAGCAGCCCCGAGACGCTGTGCTCGGCGAAGTACGTCTCGTCCTCGATGAGGTCACGGGCAATGGCCGCTTCCCACCGCTTCAAGTGCGGCAGGAGGCAGTGCTGCACGAACTCCGTTCCCTGCACTTCAATGTTTGAGTAGGTCGAGCGGGTCAGGTCCTGAATCATGTGGGGCGGCACACGGAACGCCCGGCAGATCTCGATGACCTGGTACTGCCGCGTCTCCAGAAACTGGGCTGCCTCGTTCGACTGCGAGAGCTCGTGAGCCTTCACGCCGGCGGGAAGGACGGCCGTGCGATGAGCCCGGTCGGCCCCGCGGTGCATCCGCTCCCACGACTCGCGGAGCCGCTCGGCCGCTTCGACGGGCACCGGGTTGTCGCTCTCCAGCACGATGCCCGGTCTGGCCCCGTTGCCGAAGTACGTCGCCCCGTGAGCCTCTAGGGCCTGGGCCAGGCCGATGGCGTTCTGGAAAAGCCGGTACGTGGGAATCGGGTGGATGCCGTCATCCGTCGTGTACCGCAGGGCGAAGACCTGCTCCTGCCGGTAGGTCGTGACCCGGCCGTCGGGCTCGCGGTAGACGTACCGCAGCCGCCCATTCTCCAGCCGCTCAACCTCCATGCGTGACGAGTGCAGCGGCCAGAGCTCGGACACCGGACCATTCGCACCGCCACGGATCTCGGCGTAGCTCGCCCCGTAGTGGAGGTAGAGCCCCGTCATCCAATCCCGGAACTCCTGGGCGGTCTGCCACGGGTTCGGCTGCTGGTGAAGCAGCCGGTAAATGGGATGCTCCGACGCCTTTCGCTTGCCACCGGATGCGAGCCGCTCGTAGAGGTGCAGCGGAAGCGACGATACCGAATCCGATATGACCCGGATGCAGGCGGTGTAGGCCGAGCAGGCCATCGACGTGTCGGCGTTGACCCGGATGCCCGAGGCGGTCCGCGAGCCGCCCATCTCGGCCCAGTCGATGCCACGCAGTTCGTGGAGGCGGAAGTCGTTGGCGGCGTTCTCGGTGGTCATAGGGCGATGATGTCCCAGGACTGCGGGGGCGGGGCGGCCGTTGCCGTGGCGTGAATGCCGATTGCCATCGTCAGGGCCACGATCCCGTCGATCCGCTCCGTGCTCTTGGCCTTGCTGGGTTTGATGTTGCCGGCGTGGTCGCTTTGAATCGCCACGTTCGACGCCTGCCAATCCAAAACCGGCGAGTGATGCAGCAGCTTGCCTGCCACGACCAAGCCCTCGAGCTGCTTGGCGGGAGCCGACATAGAGCCATATCCCTGCCCAAAACCTACGACGTTCAGCCCGTCGCCTTGCAGTTGCGTCGCCAGCTGCGTCGCGTTCCAGCGGTCGATGGCGACCTGGCGGATGTTGTATTTCTTCGCCAGTTCGTTGATGTCCGCCCGCACCTGGTCGTAGTCGGTGACGTTGTTGGGCGTCGTCCGCAGGTGGCCCTGCTTCGCCCAGAGGTCGTACTGGACCCGGTCCCGCTTCACCCGCTCCCGCATGTTCTCCTCGGGAATCCAGAAATGCGGCTGCACCCAATAGGTGCCGTCATCCAGCGGAAACAGCAGGCAGAAACAAGTCGTGTCGAACGTCGTCGCCATGTCGAGGCCGGCGAAACACTCCCGGCCGGCGAGGTCCACCGGACAGGGCTTGTCGCCCTGGGCCCAGTGATCCATCCGCAGCCAACGAGTGTCCTGCTCGGTCCACTGATTCAGGTGCAGCCGACGGAATGTGTTCTCCTCGCTCGGCATGTCTTGGGCACGCTTGCACCGCACCCGCAGGTCATCGAGTTTCACGCTGACGCCGAGGTTCGGATTTGCTTTGCGCCAAGTTGTTTCCGCAGTCCAATCATCTGCGGAATCAGCGGCGTAGATGGCAGGCAGGAACGTGTCATCCTTGATGGCCCCATCCCGGACGGCTAAGGCGTAACGCCAGATTTCCCAACAGACGCTCTTTCGGTCGTACCCTGCCG